AGTTATTTTGGTTCGGTCACTCATTCCAACTAGAGAAATTGGTTTTCTCCCAGGCGACGAAGAGGATAAATCTGCACTGTATCAAGTGCCATATAGAAATATGGTTCAATTTATGTTTGAGATGCCCAATGAACAGGCATTCAATGGTTTGTATGATAAACTAAAATCGCAAGGCAGTTTGTATTTTCTGTCAACTTCTTTTCTAAGGGGATTGACATTTGATAATAGTATCATTATAGTAGATGAATGTCAGAACTTAAACTTTCACGAATTAGATACGATTATCACTAGGGTGGGCCAAGATTCCAAGATTATGTTCTGTGGAGATTTTGGTCAAACAGATTTAATCAAGAACAATGAGAAAAATGGACTACATGATTTTATGCGTATCCTAGAGGAAATGAAAGAATTTAATTGTACAGAGTTTAATATTGGTGATATTGTAAGGTCTGGCTTTGTGCGAAGTTATTTGATAAACAAGACAAAAATGGGAATTGGTTTGGAGTAAATATTATGGAAATATCATATAATACAAAACCGGCATTAACTTTAATGTCATGTAATTTTGGTTTTGAAATTGCAAAAGAACTTAATGATTACCTTGAGGAAAGTGTATTTGATAAAAATATAGATGCGTCTGGTAGTTTAGTTGGTCAAATTAAAAATCATGAAAATTCTGCTCAATTAATTTTTCCTCATGATGACGATGATGTTGGGCAACAATTTGCTGAATACTTGTGTAGGTTGGCTAATCAATATATGGGATATACTGAATCTGATGCTATCAGTGATGGCACATTTGTTAATAGTTCAGTAACAGGTAATGAAAAGAAATATGATCCAAAAGTAAAATCTATGTGGGTCAATCGTAGTTATGCTGGAGATTATAATCCAGAGCATGATCATCCATCTGATGCTGACATTGGTTTATCTTGTATCATGTACTTGACAATTCCAATGGGTATCTCCAGTGGAGATGGTAGTTTAGGTTCTACATCACTTACAGGTGCCTCTGGTGTGACTGATGGTTACACTCGTTTTTGTTGGGGAACTAATACCACAAGTGACATGAAAAAGTTAAAACCAAGCACAGAACAATATGTTAAACCAGAGGTAGGGCAGTTATTGATGTTTCCATCTTGGTTAAATCATAGTGTATTGCCTTTTACTGGTGAAGGGGAGCGCAGAAGCCTATCTGCAAACATAAACATGTTTCCCGTTGAAGAGGAAGAATAAATATGAATACGGACAAACTTAGAGAGCAGTTGAAAATTGATGAAGGATGTATTTACGAAATTTATAATGACCATCTTGGCTATGCTACTTTTGGGATTGGTCATCTTGTTCGGGAATCTGACCCTGAGAATGGCAGCCCTGTCGGCACCAAGGTCAGCGAAGATAGAGTTGCCAAAGCCTTCGATGATGATATCGAAACAGTTTTGTCAGACTGCAACAAGCTTTACCCAGACTTTGAGGATTTGCCAGAAGAAGCTCAACAAATAATTGCAAACATGATGTTCAATCTTGGTTATCCAAGACTGTCCAAGTTTCGTGGTATGAAGGCTGGAGTTGATGCAAAAGATTGGAATCGAACAGCAGATGAGATGGTCGATTCGAGGTGGTATGCTCAAGTCGGTAGAAGAGCAGAAAGATTAGTTGAAAGAATTAGAGCATTAGCATAATGAAATCTGAAATGTTTAAACACAATCCTGTTTCTCTACCAGAGATTAAGGCAAAGACCACTGATGGTGTTCGTCTGTATGAAACACCAGAAGGTAACAAGTATCCATCCATCACCACTGTTCTATCAGCCCGCAATAAAAAAGGATTGTTTGAGTGGCGTAAGCGTGTTGGTGAAGATGTTGCAAATCACATTGCAAGAACTGCTGCTGCAAGAGGTACAAAAGTTCATCACATGTGTGAGGACTATCTAAACAATGTGCATCTTGATTGGCCCGAAAAGTGGGATAAGCACAAGAAACATTTTCTACCATATGCTTTGTTTAAGGTTTTTAGGGAACAAGCACTGTGTCACATTGACCACATATATGCACAAGAAGCAGGACTCTACAGTGATAAATACAAGGTAGCGGGCCGAGTTGATTGCATTGCTGACTACAAAGGTAAGTTATCAATTATCGACTTCAAAACGTCAACTAGAGAACGTATTGATGCATGGAATGAAAACTACTACATTCAAGGATCGGCCTACGCAGAAATGTTTGGTGAGAGAACCGACATAATCGTAGAGCAAGTAGTAATTCTTGTGGTCACAGAAGACGGAACCGTTCAAGAATTTATAAAACAAAAACATGATTATATTGGGCCTCTCATTGAAACCATCAATGAATGGAGAGAGAAAAATGAAGTATCTAATGATAGCCCTCATAAGCGTATTTATCAGTTTGGTTTGCGTTCCTAGTGCTACAGCAGATAATAGTAGAGAGTGGTCGGCTGGTGACTTAATCTCAGTGGGACTTGTTTGTAGAGATGAAGAGTCAATTTTGAAAATTGTTCGTGCAGATGTTACGTCTGAAGAACTTGTCTTAATGGCAATGAACCAATCAATTATGATGGGTGTGTGTGTAACTTTTGAAGGGGCTATGCGGTTTCTAGTACAGAAAGCATTAGTCCACTATAAAGACCATGCCGGAAGAGCAAGTATTGTTTTGGGAGTTGGTAATTCAAATCAAGATTTTCTAGGTTGGGTGCTTGCAACTGGTAAATTTGTATCAGAAAAAAAATCTGAAGAAACCTCAATTTAGTCCTTGACAAATATATTCCCGCATGGTATAAATATAAGTACAGTTCGTTGAAACTGATTGAAAGACATACTGGACGGGGGTGCAATACCCCCCGCCTCCACCAAAAGGAGATTATTGTGGAACAGGTATTGATGGGGGGTCAAGATGAAGAACCCTCTAGTACAAAGGGTAAGTAAATGGATGTTTAGAGCATATATCATTTGGAGTATATGTGCAGACATAACCTTGCTTGCCGGAATAATATATCTAGTCTTCTTTTGATGGGGGCGAAATAGGTTCGACAGGTGTTAATTAGAGAAGTGGAGAATTGTGGATTGACCACCTTATAGGTTATTACAGTAAATGCAAACGATAATTTCGTTTCATATGAGGACTATGCTCTAGCAGCTTAGTTTTTATGGGGTTCGGGAGGCACCTTGCAACAGAAGCCTCCCACTTTAGTTATCGTTTGTGAAAGTTATCGTTTGTATAAATAGATGTATGGATTGGTTAGAAGCAATAAAAAATATGCCAGATGAAAAACCCTCACCAGAAGAGTATGAGGGATATATCCTTTGGATGAAAACAAACAACCCTATGTTTGATAAGGAAACAGCAAAACTAAAAGGTATGAATTCTAAAAAGTTAGACATTCCCGTTGACCGCTCCCATCCTGACTACATGAAGTATTATGTAAAGATTAGGAAAGAGGAAGTTGCCAACCATAAGAAAGATTGGGCTGAGAAAAATAAAGAGCGCAAAAGACAACAATGGCGTGAATGGAAAAAAAGACAAAAGGACTTGACAGAAGACTAATAATATACTATAATAATTATATAAGATGATAATTTTGCACCTATGGCTCTTGCTGCATAAGCAGTAAGTGTTCGGAGTTTCGGTAGGTTCCTTGGCAACAGAATAACCTACCACTTTAAGTGGGGCATTAGCTCAGTTGGGAGAGCGCCTGCTTTGCAAGCAGGGGGTCGTAGGTTCGATTCCTACATGCTCCACCATTTTGAAATTGTCATGAATAAGGAGAAATTATATTATGGCTACTAAAACTAAAATATCTAAATCCGAAAAAGTCATTTCGGCACTTAAAGGCGGAGCAGAACTTACGGCAAAGCAGATTGCATCTCGCTATGGTGTCAAGAATGTTCGGGCACTTATTAGTTCGTTGCGTATGCAGGGATACCCCATTTACCTTAACAATCGCACTAGCGAGTTTAAAGGTGAAAAGACCGTGTATCGGAAGTATCGTTTAGGTACTGCTACACGGGCTGTGATCGCAGCTGGTTACAAGGCACTACGCACAGCGTAATGTCTAACGGGTGATGCCGTAATACATCCGTGGGGGTCTACGGTTAGCCCCCAAACTTTTTTTAGGATGAAATATGTTATTAAACTCACCAAAGACATTTTGTATGAATATTGAAAATATAGTTAAAGAAAAGAAAATCTCTCACATGGATGCTGTTCTCTGGTACTGCGAAAAAGAAGGACTAGAGTTAGAAGGCATCTCTCCCCTAATTTCAAAAGCACTCAAAGAAAAAATTGAGGCCGATGCCAGAGAGTTAAATTTTTTACCAAGACAAGCAAAATTACCCATATAGGAACTTGACATTATACAATGTGTTATGGTAATATTAGATTATGTTCAACTGTCAGGACTGATGGCAGCAACTCTTGCAATGGAGACTTCAAATGGAAGTGACAATGCATTTGGATGGCAACCCGGCCATTCGTGAAGAAGGTTTTTTTGCCTCCAAGGTAAAGGAACTGGAAAACCAAGTTAAAGTGCTTGGTTTTGATAATGCCGAGTTGGTCAAAGCCAACGAGGAGTTGAAGGAGCGAGTAAAAACTCTCGCAACTCAACGCCCGTCAGGGTTTCGTCCTCGCCGTAATCGACGGTAGGATATCAGGGATGTGTGCCGGTGTAGCTCAGTTGGTAGAGCAGCTGATTTGTAATCAGCAGGTCGTGAGTTCAAATCTTACCGCCGGCACCATTTTGTAAAGGAGTGATTATGTTTAGATGGTTTAGAAAATGGATATATAATATTTTCAAAGAGAAAGAAACTGGAGCAGAGTTAAATAATATAAGAAGAGAAAAACAAGCAAAACATGAGGATTTATTGAAGTGATGGATGTTACATTAGTCGATAGCATGGGTAGTGACTTATCAGTGGTAAATGCTGCCCGTGTTTCTTTTGCAAAGGTGCATGATAATTTTGATGATGATAAGGACACTAAACTGATTAAGTATCTCGCAAAGCATAATCATTGGAGTCCCTTTGGTCATGCATCTTTGCAGTTTCATATCAAAGCACCCGTGTTTGTTGCAAGACAGTTAGTCAAGCATCAGATTGGTTTAACATGGAATGAGGTGTCAAGGCGATATGTTGATGAGGAGCCAGAGTTCTATGTTCCTCTAGTCTGGCGAGGTAAAGCAGATGATAAGAAGCAGGGTTCCTCTGATATTGAGATTGACATAAATCCTGCTGGTGCTAGTGGACCAGCGATGATTGATGATTATGAACAGGTTTTGCGTAAATCAAAGTGGACATATGAACAACTCTTGAGAAGAGGTGTATGTCCAGAACAGGCTCGTATTGTTCTTCCACAGTCAATGATGACTGAATGGTATTGGAGTGGAACACTGTATGCGTTTGCCCGTGTATGCAATCTGCGGTGTAAACCAGATGCACAGGTAGAGACACAGATGGTCACTGACCACATTGATAAATTATCAGAGGAGTTGTTTCCTGTGAGTTGGAACGCTCTACGGTCATGAGTAAAGCTGTTGTCATGGGAAACGGTGAGTCTCGGTCTTGGTATAACCCAGATACTAAATGGGACGATGTGAAGACATGGGGCTGCAATGCCGTTTACCGTGACGCAATGCCAGATAGTCTTGTTGCTATGGACTATGCAATGCAGCAGGAGATATATGACTCTGGGTATACGGGAAAGTGTTATTTCTCAAACTGGAGCGTTGTTCCATCAGAGGTTGCTGATATGATGCTCATGGGATTTGATATACCAGATGCATTTATTCATAGGAGTAAGAATAAAACTGGTCAATGTGTTATATCTGGCAAAGACCCTGCAACGGTTCATGAGACTGTTGAATATATGATGAAGATGCATCCAAGTCTAGACATGGATGACCTTAAACTCAAGATGGAAAAAGATGTTGGTATTTGGATCACCTATGTGAATGAGAATGACAACATTAAAGATGTAGGCAATCCTAATCTATCAACTGGTAATATGGCCTTATTACTGGCATGTCACGAACAGGATGCAGAAGACATTTATATGTTGGGATTTGATTTGAGCACATATAATGAATCACTCAATAACATATACAAAGGGACAGACAACTATTTGCCCGCAGATGCGAAAGGGTTCAATCCTGTAAACTGGATGAACCAAATGAGTGAGATTTTTGACAAGTATAAGAGTAAAAACTTTCACTGGGTAGACTGCAAAATAAAAGGCACTAAGAGTTGGCATGGTTCGACAGTGCAAGACTACCATTCCAATGTAAAGCACTTGTCAAAAGAGGAGTTCTGTAAAGAGCTATTATTGGAAGATTATAAATAAAGGAGTATTGACATTTACTATTACATAATGATATATTTAAACATACTTAAACATACGAAACATATTTAAACATAAGGAGACATATGATGTCATTAGCTGCAATGAAGAAGCAGAATAGTTTGGATTCACTATTGGGTGCTGCCCAGAAAGAATCTGCCCCCCTAGAAAAGAAGTCCTATGTGGATGAACGCATTTGGAAACCGACGATGGATAAGACCGGCAACGGTTATGCTGTTATTCGTTTTCTTCCTGCTCCAGATGGAGAAGACCTTCCTTGGGTAAAACTTTGGAACCATGCTTTCCAAGGTCCAACTGGTCAGTGGTTTATTGAGAACTCATTGACTACTCTCGGCAACAACGATCCTGTATCGGAGTATAACTCTAAACTCTGGAACTCTGGTATCGAGTCAGATAAAGAGATTGCTCGTAAGCAGAAGCGTAAGTTGTCATATTACTCCAACATCTATGTGGTGAGTGATGCAGCAAATCCAGAAAATGAGGGTAAAGTTTTTCTCTATCGTTATGGTAAGAAGATTTTTGATAAGTTGATGGAAGCAATGCAGCCTCCATTTCCTGACGCTGAACCTGTCAACCCTTTTGATTTCTGGGAAGGTGCAAACTTCAAACTGAAGTTGCGTAAGGTAGATGGATATTGGAACTATGACCTTTCATCTTTTGATAACAAATCTGCGCTACTTGATGGTGATGATGATGTATTGGAAGAGGTGCATGGTAAGCAGTATTCTCTTGCTGACTTCACATCTCCCACTAACTTCAAGTCCTATGACGAGTTGAAGACTCGTCTGGATGCGGTTCTATCTGGCACTGTTG